TATACAGGAATGCATTGGTGTTGTAGAAAACCTTTCCCCTGGATATAAAGACTATAGAGATCAGATTGAGGATGCGTTTCGCCGAGATTGTATAGAAGAAATTAAACATAAATTTGGGATAGAATGAACGAACGTATTAAACAATTTGCCGAACTATCCAAGTCATATAAAACAATGATAGTGGATGGTCAGATGCAATCTGTTTTACAAATAGATCCAGAAAGGTTTGCTGGTATGATTATACAGGAATGTGTTGATTTGATTGACACACTGAACGAAGCATATGATGCACCCAGTACTGCTGGAAAGTTTATTAAAGATCACTTTGGAATAGAATAATGTTAGAAACAATATGTGATATTATGGTTGACGCTTACAAGCGTAATTGGATTACCTCTAGAGATGGTAATGTTAGTATTCGACATCATGATCGAGACCACTTTTACATCACTCCCTCTGGAGTACGTAAGCAAACATTACAACCTGATCAGTTTAAAAAGATTGGTCTTGGCAGTTCGTTATTAAGTCAGTACTGTATAGAATTGGATTACTCCGATATCAGTAGTAAACTAAAACCTTCTGGTGAATTACCCTTGCACTATGGATTACAAAAGAATATGGGTCAACACAGCGAAGATGTTCGAGTTGTGGTGCATGTGCATCCTACCTATTGTATTGCAGCTATGCATGCTGGTATTGATCTCAGTAAGATTAGTGATTCGTTTCCAGAGTTGAATCGATATACAAAGGTAGCACCCAATGTGGGAGATGTTCCACCCATTAGTCAAGAATTAGCAGATCGTTGCCATGAAAACTTACAGCTAGATGACTACGGTAATATCTCTTATGATATTGTTGGTATCAAAGGACATGGTGTAGTTGCCATAGATACTAGTCCATGGCGTGCATATGAGCACATAGAAAGATTAGAACACATTTGTAAAATCGTATTAGCATCGGGGAAATACTAATGAAAGTATCCAGCATTGTCACTCATAATCTAGAGTTGGATCGTATGCAAAGAGTTCAGCTACAGGATAAACGAGAAGAAGATTATCGCAAGGTAGTTGATAAACGAAACTTTGATAGAATTATTGCAGAGCGAGTCTCACGTAATATACGACTTGGTTTGGATAAAGGTCGTAATATAGATGTTGAATGTTAATTTGGAGTTATTATGAAACAATTAGGAATTGATTTTGAAACAGCGGATACGATCACACGATTGAATCTCACAGATGCACGAGATTACATGAAGAATGAACTAAAACAATACTTTGATACAATGGAAACTGAGAATCCTTATTGGTTACATCCAGACGATGTGGTGAATAATCAAGTATTGATTATGCACATCGATGAAATCTTGAACTACTATGGTGGAGAATTATATGGCGAATGTAAAACAGGGCAACCTGACTAAATCACCTCAATGGTGGAAACATTTAAAGGACTGGAAACGTGTTTTTTGGAAAACGGAACGTAAGGCTCAAAAAGCCGATACCCAAGCTAGGCTACAAGACTAGACTAAAAACATTTGCTTTGCAAAAGAAGCTAGAGTATAATAGTTCTTATCGGTCATACTACTTGGAAGCTGCAACTAAGCAGATCGGTGTGGCACTAACTATGATATGGAATGGAGTGATTCTCAATAAAGGGCATCACTCGCATTGGAAAAAGAAATGAGTGATGAAGAAGTATTAAAACTCTACCAAGAGTTAGAAGATCACTATGGTGATAATCTTCCTAACTTTGAACATTATCCAAAACAATTTACATATTGTGTGAAGTTATATCGATATTATAAGGAACAAAATGCAGGGAATTAAACTTTTTCACTCGTGCTTATTTACAGATAAGCTAGAAATCCCAGCTGGCTTGGATACTCATATTTTATCTGTAATGGAGAATGATAACTCTGATGTTGCTATATCAAATAGAGGTGGGTGGCAAAGTCCAGCATTCACAGACCCTAATATTACATTTGCAGAAAACATATTTGACGAAATTAAAATCAGAGTAACATCTGCGTTTAGAGAATATGGCATTAATAAAAGCCCAGTTCTTTCTAACTATTGGTTTAATGTAAATCCAAAATATAGTTGGAACATGGTCCATGAACATCCATTTTCTCTTATATCTGCAGTTTTATACGTTCGTGCACCCAATAACTGTGGTAATCTTATATTCTCTCGTCAAGACCTGTTACCTCATTACATTATTCCAAATGAAATAAATGATAATAACTGGCCAAGTTATTGGGTTAAACCAATTCAAGGAACTCTGCTGCTATTTCCTTCTTATATGTCACACCATGTTGAACAAAATTTATCAGAAGACGAAGATCCAACAAGAATCTCTATTGCGCTTAATTACATTGGAGCATAATTATGATTGAGATGTGGTTTCCAACTCTAATTGATATTAGTCATTTAGATCAATTTAAACCGAATAATGATTCTTATGCGCAGTGTGTGTATAATGTAAGAGACAATTCACCAAAAAGAAATGTCCAGTGGAAGTGTGATACCTTTAGCACTTTGAATCTATACGATATGAAATCTGATCCTTTATTTGCAGATTTGATTTCTGCATGTGCGTCACAGGTAAAAATATTCGCCAGAGAATATGGTGTTGATTCAGATCCAGTTTGTATTGACTCTTGGTTAAATTTAGCACCACCAAAAGAGTATCAAGAATATCATATGCACGCTAAGTCGCACTTTAGTGTTGTTTACTATGTTAAAACTCCTAAGGATTGTGGCAACCTTTCTTTTAGAAGTTCAGAAGCTAATACAGATATGTTTCCTCTTCCTGCTTCTGTTTCTGTTCCAGCAAACTATAAAACGTGCACCTACACCCCACAAGAATCTATGCTTGTGATTTTTAGATCTAATCTACTTCACATGGTTGAGAAAAACAAAAGTGATGAAGATAGAATTAGCATTTCAATAAATTTTAATGTTTGATAATAAAATGAAGATAGCAATTTGCAGTGATTTGCACTTGGAGTTTGGTGGATTGTCCATAAAGAATCCAGGTGACGTAGAAGTCCTGATTCTTTCAGGCGACATTCTGGTTGAAAATGATCTTGACATCTATGATCGTCGTCAAGACGAAATGGGTTTCATGCGTGGAAAGTCTCGAGTGTATCACGACTTCTTTCATGAAGTATGCGCAGAATTCCCACATGTAATTTACGTTGCAGGTAATCATGAATCGTATCATGGTGACATTGCCAACACTTACAGTGAACTGAAGCGTAAGTTGGGTCATAATAAAAATCTACACATCCTAGATCGAGAAACATTCGAGTTGGGTGATCATGTATTCATTGGTTCTACTTTGTGGACTGATATGAACCGCAATGATCCAATGACACTTGAGTACATCCGTCACTCTATGAATGACTTTAAAATCATTGCAAACTCTGCTCGTAAAGTTTACCGTAAAGTTCCTTTGTATAAGAAGGATGCTGATGGTAACTACGAAAAAAATGAACAAGGATATAATATCGATATTGGCATGAAATTGAAAGAAGAAGATTCTACCTTCTCTCCACAGGATGCCGTTGATGCACACATTAAGTGTTTGGCGTATATCGATCATATGTACTCTGAGACTTCACCATGGAAGACTGTTATTGTAGTTGGTCATCATACACCTTCTACCAAATCATGTCATCCACGTTATGCTCACGACTCATTGATGAATGGTGGATATCATAGCGATCTTTCTGAGTTTATTCTTGATCGTCCAGGAATCAAATTGTGGACTCATGGACATACTCATGAAGACTTTGATTATATGATTGGTGAGTGTCGTGTTGTTTGTAACCCTCGTGGTTATATTAAATACGAACCACGTGCCGATAATTTTACATTAAAGGTTGTTGAAGTATGAGTGCGTTAAAAACTATTTCGGAGTATTATTCTGAAGACTCAAATAAACGTGCAGTCGTTATGAAAGATCTGACATTGGGTAATTACCGAGTTGTTGTCACCAATGACTCTGGTAGTTCTTTTTCAACCAGCTTTGATACTTTAGAACATGCAGAAACTTACGCAGAGGATTGGGTATTATGACAACATGGACTATTACACTTGAAGAAGCAGATGATGGTAGTGGTGATTTAGTTATGCCATTACCTCAAGATTTACTAGATGGTGCTGGATGGAAAGAAGGCGACGTTCTTACATGGACTGATAATAAAGATGGTACATGGAGTCTTTCAAAACAACAAGAACATAGTAAGTACTATTATGATACGGACAGAAACAGATGACTGAACCAGTAGAAACAAACGTGTGTGAATATGCAGAAACTGCACTTGAGCATTATATGAAAAAGTGCTTTAACCTTGAGGAAGAAAACAAGGAATTAAAAGCACAAATTAAAAAACTATTAAGGATGATAGAATAATGAGTAAAACTTTTACAGATGTTTCAGTATTTTTAGCAGCTTGCGGACAGAACCATGCATCAACTCCTGTTCCACGAAATACACTGTCAGCGTTATACAAGAAATTGATTGATGAAGAATATCAAGAGTTTCTAGATGCCTATGAAGATTTAGATGATGCTGAACAACTTGATGCATGCTTTGATATGATGTGGGTTATTATTGGTTATATGAAATCTCGTGGTTGGGATTGTGAAGGTGCATGGGATGAAGGTGCTAAAAGCAATCTCTCTAAAATTGACCATATTACTGGTAAGGTTATTCGTCGTGAAGATGGAAAGATCCTTAAACCAGAGGGTTGGAAGCCACCAGATTTCTCAAAATTCGTTTGACTTGCAACTTTATTTGAGGTATAATTATACTATGAATACTGATATTACACTCTACCTCGACATGGATGGTGTACTCGCTGATTTTAACAAAGAGTACACCAAATACGATCCACAAAAAGAAGACCGAAAGAAATTTCGTGACTCTGTATTAACGCATAAGATTTTTGAGAAACTAGATTTTATGCCTGATACGCAAGTGCTTCTCAATCACGTATCTCTATTAAATGGGGTACGTATTGAGATTCTTACATCCATGGGAACTCATGAGCCATTTCAAGCCAATGAAGCAAAGTCCCAAAAACAAAGATGGCTTGACAAACATAACATTCCATACAAAGCTAATTTTGTTCATAGCAAACAAGAGAAAGCTAAGTATGCGACACCTACATCAATATTGATTGATGACTCTGTTGGTTGTATTGATCCATTCAATAAAGCAGGTGGATGGGGACTACTACATGAGTATTCCGTGAATACTATTCACACTCTTGACCACACAATTCTAAAAATACGTGCAATGACTCATGCTTGATATATTTCAACCCACTTTACAATGGATTAAAGATGATTTTAAGTCTAACAGAATTCGCTTTGCTGTTGAGCTTCTTGCTTGGGCTATTAGCATTGGGTGCTCGATTACTATGGCACTCACAGTCCCCAACCCTCCTCTACTGGCTCTTTATCCCGTTTGGATCCTTGGCTGTGCTTTGTATGCTTGGGCTAGTTGGACTAGGAAATCTTTTGGCATGCTCGCTAACTACATTCTGTTAACAACTATTGATACAATTGGTTTAATTAGAATGCTATGAGATTAGTTGAACTTACCTTACCAGAAAATTTCGTCAATAATGTTTTATCATTACGTGGTGTGGCTGAATGTGTTAAACGAAGTAATAAAGGTGGATGGCAAAGTGATCGTTGTAATCAAAAAACATATCCATGGGCAGCAGAAATTATAGATCAAGTTCAAGCTGCAGCTGGTGTTGCTGGAGATATAACTTACTGGTATAATATCAATACTGGCAGTGATTATAATGAGTGGCATGATCATGATAAAGGTGCTACTGATGAAATGTGTGGAGTCCTTTATCTTCAAGTTCCAGAAAATGCTGGTAGCTTTGAGTATGAAATTAAAAAAGAAATCTTTCAAGTTAAACCCCATGCAGGGTTGTTACTATTATTTCCTGATGATTTAATGCATCGTGTTTTACCGAACGATGGTGATGGTGAGAGAGTCTCAATGGCTTTTAATTTTTGGAAAATGTTAAAGTGAATATATTTTATCTCCACGAAGATACTAAGGAATGTGCAAAACAACATCTCGACAAACATGTCGTTAAGATGATTTTGGAATACGCACAACTTCTTTCTACTGCTCATCGTCTTCTTGATGGTTATGAGTATGAGGGTAAGTCCATTTCTGGTCGTAAAGCCATGAGATGGAAATTAGATGATTCTCGTGAAGATAATTTGTATATGGCATCACATATGAAACATCCATCTGGAATTTGGTGTCGACAGTCAATAGATAATTACTGGTGGCTGTATAATCTATGGCGAGATCTTATGGTAGAATATACATTCCGTTATGGAAAACATCATGTTGCAGAAAGATTGATTCCATTTTTGTCTCATGCTCCAACTAATATATCAGACAATATTGCAACACCAATGCCACAGTGTATGCCAGAGCAATATAAAGTAGTTGGTGATTCTATCCAAGCATACCATAACTATTACATTAATGATAAACAGCCATTTGCTGTTTGGACAAATAGACCAATCCCAAGCTGGTTCGTATCTGCTTGGCGTGGTAAAAGCCACAAGGCTATTGCTTTAGTAGCTGAAAATAAAGTAAAATTCAAAATGATTCCAGCATAGTTATTTTGCTAAATACAAAGAGGAGATATTATGCCATCGTATGATTTTAGAAACAAAGACACTGGTGAAGTGTTCGGAAGAATTATGAAAATTGCTGAGAAAGAGCAATATCTTATTGACAATCCCAATATCGAACAAGCATTGCTTAGCGCACCTGCATTCACTGGCGACCATATTGTCCTTAAAAAGGATACAGGATTTAAGGAGGTGCTGCAGAAGATTCACGAAAAGACTCCAGGAAGTAATTTAAATAATTTCTCATCACAAATATAAGGGTAACTAATGGCTCGAGCAACAGCAAAGAAAATAGCACCTGATAATGTACAATGTGAGCCATCTGCTAGATCAGCAACCAAAACAATAAACAATCACTTAAAATTAAGACTTGATGACTTAAAAACATTTCAACCATTAACAGATAATCAAAAGATTTTCTTTGATGCATACAAACGTGGTGATTATTTCGTAGCATTACATGGAGTTGCGGGAACAGGAAAAACCTTCTGTGCTTTATACAAAGCAATTGAAGAAGTAATGGATAAAGGAAATCCATTTGACAAAATTATTGTAGTACGTTCTGCCGTACAATCACGTGAGATGGGGCATCTTCCAGGAGACGTTAATGAGAAGATGGAAATTTACCAACAACCATATCGTCAAATATGCGACACCTTATTTGGTCGCAAAGATGCATGGGATCGTTTAGAAGAACAAGGACATATCCAGTTTATTTCTACATCGTTTATTCGTGGTATGTCATTCGATGATGCAATCATTATCGTTGACGAAATGCAGAACTTAACATTTGAAGAGATCGACACAGTTATGACTCGTGTTGGTTATCGTTCTAAGATCATTTGGTGTGGCGATTATCGTCAGACAGATCTAAATAAGAAGAAGAACGATATGTCTGGAATTCTGAAATTTTTTGATATTGCCCATCACATGGGTGCTTTTACTCGAGTTGAATTTACTCCCGACGATATCGTACGCAGTTCTCTTGTTAAGGATTATATCCTAGCAAAACTAAAATACGAAGACATAGGAGATTAAATGATTACCTCAAGCCAATTTGCACATCTATTCCCAAGGGCACAAGACCCACAGGGTTGGGTCGATGCAATGAATAATGTATTCCCAACATATAACATTGATACACCACAACGCATTGCAGCATTCCTTGCTCAGTGCGGACATGAGTCTGGTGGTTGGACGACATTTGAAGAAAACCTTAATTACTCTGCACAGGGATTAAATGGTATCTTTAAAAAGTATTTCCCTACACTTGAGTCAGCACAACCTTATGCACGCAAGCCAGAAATGATTGCCAATAAAGTTTATGGTGGTCGTATGGGTAATGGACCAGAGTCTTCAGGTGATGGATGGAAATATCGTGGACGTGGTCCGATTCAATTAACTGGTAAAGCAAACTATATGGCGTTTGCCAAAGAAATGTTTGATGACTGGCAAAACATATTTGAAAATCCAGATTGGGTTACTGCAGATCGTGACTTTGCTTTAATGTCAGCTATCTGGTTTTGGAATAAAAACGGATTAAACAAAGAAGCGGACTCTGGTGATATTAAAACCATGACACGTAAGATTAATGGTGGCTTCATTGGGTTGGAGGATCGCATCAAACATTACAATGAAGCGATTCACCTTCTAACTTAATGTTAGAACTTTTATATGTTCTAGTTGTGACGCATATTACTATTTTATGCGTCACACTTTTTCTACATAGAGCCCAAGCGCACAGAGGTGTTACATTTCATCCAGCTGTGAGTCATTTTATGAGGTTCTGGTTATGGATGACCACTGGTATGGTAACGAAACAATGGGTAGCCATACACCGCAAACATCACAGGTATAGTGATCAAGAAGGTGATCCTCACACACCTCATGTGTACGGTATTTGGCGTGTATTGTTTAAAGGTGCATTTTTATACCATGATGCTAGTAAAGATAAAGATATGGTTAATTCATATGGAGTTGGAACTCCTGATGACTGGATAGAAAATAATGTCTACACCAAACACAGTAAACTTGGTGTTAGCTTAATGATGATTATTAATATTCTACTATTTGGATGGGTAGGATTGTTAATTTGGGGTATACAGATGATATGGATTCCATTCTGGGCAGCAGGAGTTGTGAATGGAATAGGACATTGGGTAGGTTACCGTAATGGAACTACTAAAGATCAAAGTCGAAACATTAGTCCTTGGGGGATTATTATTGGTGGTGAAGAACTGCACAACAACCATCACTTAAATCCTGCTAGCCCCAAATTAAGTAGAAGATGGTTTGAATTTGATATTGGTTGGATGTGGTTAACAATCCTAGACAAATTTAAATTGGCAAAAATTAAAAATGAAATACAAAACGATATTCATAAGTGATGTACATTTAGGAACTCGTGATTGTCAAGCTGATAAATTAAATAATTTTTTGAAAAATAATACCTGCGAGACTTTATATCTCGTGGGTGATATAATAGATGCATGGCGTATACAACAAAACAAATGGCGATGGAGACAAAGCCACACTAACGTAGTACGTCGTATATTGGGTCATGCTAAACGTGGCACAAGAGTGATTTACGTAGCAGGCAATCATGACGAATTCTTAAGACCAATGATACCATATGGTTTTAGTTTTGGTACAATAGAAATACGCAATCAAGCAGAACATATAGGGGTAGATGGTAATCACTATCTTGTAGTTCATGGAGATCTATTTGATGGAATTACTAGACTCGCACCATGGATAGCATTCTTAGGAGACAAAGCATATGACTTCGTTCTTAGTATCAATTCCAAATATAATTGGATACGTCATCGTATGGGTTTTGGGTACTTTAGCCTTAGCAAGTTCCTTAAGCATAAAGTTAAAAAAGCAGTAGACTTTGTATTCAAGTTTGAAGAAAACTTGGCGGGATATTGCAAGAAGCGTGGGTTTGATGGAGTTATTTGTGGGCATATACACCATGCCGAGATTAAAGAGATTGATGGTGTCATGTATATGAATGATGGTGATTGGGTTGAATCTTGTACTGCATTAGTTGAGCATCATGATGGTCGATGGGAAATAGTAACATGGACTAAGGAGAAAGATGATGTGGTTGTTAATACTAGTAGCAGTGCACATGAATAATCCACAGGATCAGCCAGGAAAAATTGAATTAGAATTCAAAGATCGGATGAGTTGCGAATTCGCTTTGGCATCAATGAAGTTTGAATTGAAGTTTAAGAATTTTAAGGTAGAAGGTAAATGTCAAAAAATACTTTAGAGGATAAAATCACAATAGTTGTTCCATGTAAGAACGAAGAAAACTATATTGCGCATTTATTAATGCATTTACGTCAACAATCGATAGGCAATACTAAAATTATCATTGCTGATTGCTCAACTGACAAAACACGAGAAGTTATTCAAATAATGAAGGGTGAATTGAATGTTGAGGTTATTGATGGTGGACCAGTTTCTATTGCAAAGAACAATGGCGCAAAATTAGTAACAACTCCATACATACTGTTTATTGATAGCGATGTAAGATTTTTCTCTAACACAGTTATACTTGACACAGTAAATGAATTAGAGTATAATAACTTAGATCTCATTGGATTGTATGCGAAGTGTTATGATGGTAATTTAACTGCACAAATTGGATTTATGTTATTCAATGCAGTTAACAACATATTGAAATATAAAGTTCCATTTGCTGTTGGTGCTTACATGTTAACACGAAGAAACAAGTTTGAAGAATTTGGTGGATTTCCTGCCAAGTTTGGAACTAGTGAAGACTTCTTTCTCTCTAAGATGTATGATGTTAAAAAGTTCAAATTGGTGAATCATTATTTTGGGCAGGACAGTAGAAGATTTAAGAAGATGGGATATTTTGGCATGGCTACATATCTTATCAAAAATTTTTGGAATAGAAATAATGAAGAATATTGGAACAAAATGGATTATTCGAAATATTGGAACTAAATGAAGACATTTATACATCATGATTTACCCAAACTCGAACGTGCCACATCCTCCGATGGAACAAGAGTCTACAAGACTCCATCGGGTTCAGCCTATCCAAGCGTCACTACCGTTACAGGATTACACACAGCAAAGGGAATCGCAGAGTGGAGAAAGCGAGTCGGAAACGAAGAAGCAAACCGAATCTCTGGAAAAGCATCAGCAAGAGGCACAAGGATTCACGGATACTGTGAAGACTACCTACGAGGAAACTTATTCGAAGCCGACATGTTCGACCTCGAAATGTTCAACTCCATTAAACCCTTACTTGACAAAGTCGACAAAATTCACTGCTTGGAAGATCCACTCTATTCTGACCACTTACAAGTCGCTGGAACAGTTGATTGTATCGCAGAGTTCCAAGGTAAACTTAGTGTCATAGATTTTAAGACATCAAGTAAACCAAAAGATCGTGATGATATTCATAACTATTTTATGCAAACTGCAGCATACGCTGTTGCCTTTGAAGAGAGAACAGGCATTCCTGTTGGTAGACTTGTAATTATTATGGCTGTTGATAATGATGATCCTCGTTGGTTTATCGAGAAACGTGATAACTGGATTGGTGGGTTTCGCAAACTAAGACTTGACTATAAGAATAAATATAACATCTAATTTGCCTTGCAAGAAATTGTGGGGTATAATTAGTGTATTGTTGTAATTCCTTCAAAGCAAAGGACTTCTGGACGTGGGTTCGACTCCCACCATCTCCACCATAAGAGTTGTTTAGAATTTTTATGATGGGGATGCCATGGTTTCGACAGGGGTAGATAGTGGCGACGGCAACACAGTAGGCGATGACTGTAAATCAAGCAAAAAAGTAAATGCAAACGACTCTGTCTACGCATTGGCAGCCTAAACGCTGACTAGGGTTTCGATTGGTTTCCTCGTAACAGAATAACCAATCATTAATTTTTTAAATGAGGACATTATGATTGAACCATTGGGTAAAAAAGTTTACATTGCTGAAGTGAAAGTTGATGAGCGAAAAACTGAATCAGGCATTATTCTTGAGGGTGCGGCTTCTGTTAAAGTAACTAAGTTCGCTGAAGTATTAGAGATCGGTTACGATGTAAAGAAAGTTCGCAAGGGCGATAAAATTGTTCTTGATTGGGGTAAGTGCATACCAGTTAAGATCGGTAATGTTGAACGTGCACTGATTGACGAAGAAAACATCTTAGCGATTTATCGTGAAGATCAATAATTAACTTTAAAGGAAACTTATGAAACATTTAATCGCATTGGTACTTACAACTTTTGCACTTTCTGCTTTTGCAGCAGACCCAGTTAAAGCACCAGCAACTCCTGCTCCAGAAAACACTAACTGTGTTAAGAAAGATAAGAATGGTAAGTGTCCTCCACTTCCAGATTCTCCAAAGCCAACTCCAAAGAAAAAAGCTGAAGAGAAAAAGTCCTAAATAGTATTACTGGCTTGGTGGAGCCAGTTAAAAAAACCACCATTACACACAACTTTTTACACACAAGGAGAAAAACTATGGCAAATCTCACGCCATTTGAAATCCGTCTTGAACTTCTCAAGATGGCAAAAGACATGCTTAACGATGACTACTACGGTAAGCGTGAACAAATTAGCAACGACTGGCAACAGAAAGTCGAATCTGCTAAACTCAATGGTGGTACAATTCCTGATCATCCAGGATTTCCCACTATCCCATCTGAACAAGAAATTATTGCCAAAGCATCGGTACTTAATGGATTTGTTTCAAACATCCCACTAGATACAAAGACTAGCAAGAAGTCCACCTGATAGGGATTGGATTGCAGGATACACACATCCTGCAATCCTTAACTGTTTTAAGGAGATACAATGCGAACTAAAAAGATACTGGCAATTGTCAGCTTATTGATTTTATCAATAATCGCAACTACATTATATGCATCAAATAACATTTTTACACTGGATGATAAAATTCTTGATGTTGCGTATTCAGAATTAACAAAAGATACTAAGAAACAAATTGATTGCTTGGCAGACAACATCTACCATGAGGCAAGAAGTGAACCAGAGAAAGGCAAAGTTGCCGTTGCTCTAGTGACCTTAAATAGAGTTGAAGACCCAAGATTTCCAAAAGACATCTGTGGGGTAGTCAAACAAAAGACACAAGGTATGTGTCAATTTTCTTGGTTCTGTACTGCAGTCAAAAGTAATAAAGGAAGTGAATCGTATCAGTCAGCGAAAGAAGTTGCTGTATACGTTTATGCCAACTACGAGAAACTACACGATATAACTAAAGGTGCTTTGTATTATCACGCTGATTATGTAAATCCAGGATGGAAGTTACAGAAAACAGTTACTATCGGTCGACATATTTTTTATAAAGAAGGTGGCAAAAACTATGATGGAAAAACTAAACCTCCAGCTGAAAGACGATTCAGCTTCGAGACATTCTTTCTTTCTGATGATGGAGGAGATAAGTTTATCAACTTGTAAGAATGCAATTGAGTGGGTGTTTGAAGCAAACTTTGCTGAAGAACGACCAGACATGCTTAATCTTATTATTTGCTCTCCAGGTGGAGATTTGAATGCTGCTTTTGCTATGGTTGACACAATGCGTGGATCAGCCATTCCCATTAGAACAATTGGCTTGGGTCAAATTGCTTCTGCTGGATTAATGATTTTTATTGCTGGTGAAAAGGGACAACGTATTCTTACACCGAATACTTCTATTCTCTCTCACCAATATTCATGGGGTGCTTTCGGTAAAGAACATGAGTTGTTTGCTCAAATTAAAGAGTTCGACTTAACTACCAAACGCATGATTGCTCATTACAAAAAATGTACTGGGTTATCAGATAAAGAAATTCGTGAAGTATTGTTGCCACCACAAGATATTTGGTTGAGCGCAAATGAAGCGAAAAAATATGGGATTTGCGACGATGTTAAAGATATTAAGTAAATACGTACGTTATTCTGGTTTGTGGTTTGGATTGGTAATCAATCCATATCATTGGGATTTCAGATTTGAGTTTCTACATCCAGATGATTTGAATCCCAACATGCGTGGGATTTATGTGACACTCGGACCAATTTGGGTTCGTGGTGTTGTTGATGATGGTTCATGGTAAGGAGAAAATATGAAAGCTGAATTTATTACATGTATCGTTGGTGCAGTTATTGTTTTGGTCACTAGTGTTTTGTGTTTAACGCACTACAATTTGCAACGTGATCTTGCGATGAAAAGTAACATCGAATCTGCTATTGTAAAGGGCATTGACCCGATGTCTGTTAGGTGCGCTTACGGATATTCCGACACAGTTTGCGTCGTCTATACGGCAAATTTGAAGAAATAACCCGATAACCCTACTCTCTGTAGGGTTATTTTTCCCTTATAAATCAACAACTTACCAGCGTCTAGATAGGTGTTTACTTTAATTCGTAGGTGATGTATAATAACTCTATTGTCTAGGAAAACGGAGTTAATTATGGAAAAAGTTGAAATGCTAGTTTTTGGTAAACGTGCCTTAGTGGACGCTGACATGGTCAAAAAGATGACTCGTAAAGAGGCATTGGTTGGTAAGGCTACAGGTCTGCAAGATGGTTTGGAAAATTCTGCAGTTCCAAAAACTGATCCAATGTATCAGATGTTTGAGGCAGAGTTGCACAAAACAATGGGGCAGATTATTCGTCTGAACCGCACGATTCGTCAAAATGTTCGCTTTATTTAAGGAGAAATAAAATGAAGAAATTTATTGTAGCTGTAGTTGCTGGTCTAGTTTTTAGTAGTTCTGCATTTGCATGGGGTCCACGTGAGCAAGGTGCGCTTGCTGGTATTGCTGGTCTGTGGGCATTTCAACAATTGCAGAGAGCAGGACAACCTCAAGTCATCTATCAGCAGACACCACCTGTAATCATGCAACAGCCACCTGTAATCATGCAACAGCCACCTGTGATTTATGCACCACAACCTCAGCAATATTGCGAGTATACAGTGGTGACTGATCAATTTGGTTTCCAACGTAGTGTGCCTTTTTGCTACTATCGATAAGTGTTGACTTGCAAAATACTTTAGGGTATAATTACATCATGACTACTTTGATTTACACCTCGTTTAAAAAACGCAAGCCATCGAAACCTACAGCGAAGCAACGTCAAGTTCAAGCTGACTGGGAAGCACTACTAAAGAAGTATGAGCCCAAGAAACCGATCCAAGCAAAGACGGATGCGTTCTCATACTCGCTTGGAGCACCTGCTTGTCGTGAGACACCTAAGATTCCAAGTCTTCCATTTACTGGTGGTGTTTGTGCCAAGAAAGAAAATCCAGTCTACACTGGAAACGCTATCAAAGGTATTGGCACCATGCACAAGTCAAACTCTGTGCCTATCTTTACCGACGAACAAGCTGTTGAAATTGCAACAATGCGTCGTAATTGACTTGCAAAACTTTTTAAGGTATAATATATTATGAATCCCGCTTACTCCCAAATCGTATCTCAAGCAACTGATCGTGACTTCAACGGCATTGTTCAAACTAGAAATACTCTGTATGTTGAACGCATGCGTCTTGACAAATTCTTTACTTTGTTCCTTGACAAATTTGAACGCAATATGGATCCAGATAATACGAATACTCCGATTTGGAATCTCTATAAAACTAAACTGAAGGAATATGATGATGTCCAGCGATCAATTAAAGCAGCCGACTACTACCTCACAAAGCAGAATGTTTAAAACTGCCAATGAATTTTCTCTTTACATTGAAGACGTGGTGAAGAATAAGAAGCAACCTTACATGGATGCAGTTCTTGACTACTGTAAAGAAAACTATCTTGAACCGAAAGATATCGTTAGCTTGATTAACAAGTCACTCAAGGATAAAATTGGTAATGAATTTCGAGAACAAAACTACCTCCCCAAACAAGCCCAGTTGGACGTTTGATATTGTTGTAGTAATTTCTATTTTGGCTTTAATTGCATTTGGATTCTACGTTGCTTCAACACAACCAAAGCATGGAGTTAAAGTTATTGATTGTTCGTTAGCTGAGATCTCTCCAGATTTCACAGCAGAGATGAAAGAAGCATGTAGGAAAGCACGTAGTGGACGGATTTAAAGCATACAAGTATTACATGGCTATTAAATTGCACTTCACTAGAGATACCTTTGACGTGTTCAAGAATCGTGGTAGTGTTAAAGGCACACGTGAAGCATTTAATGCTCGTAATGATAGATACATATTTGAGAAGTTGGCAAGAAAGTATCCAGTGGATAAAGACTTGATTCAATTCTTTGTGGCTAACTTTGCATACGGTAATGAGAATCCTCAGTATTCCTCGGAAGAGGCATTGAGTAATCTTGGTGAATGGATGAAGCGCAAGCAGTCTATCACTAAGATCTTCTCTGATGATTGCAGTAAGATTGTTATGTATGCTTACAAGGAAAAGTTAAAAGAACAATCAATCTTTTACTTTACTTGCAACAATTATCCAAGTATACTTAAGCTATTCCTTGGTGGACAAATAAGTATTGAGTCCGTCAGGATACTTGATGATATGATGAACCTTATTGACAACTGGAAACAAAATTCAACCATGTTATACTTGTGGGAGAATGAGATACGAAAGATTGAAAAAGTTAAGGGATTTGTGAAGTACGACAAGAGTAAGGTTGAACCAGTTTTCAATCAGTTTAAAGAAGAGATCCAAGAGTTATAATATGGGTAAGACATACCATAAAAATTCGAAGAAGTTCGAAGAAGAATCTAGTGGGCGATCTGGGAAACCAGCTAGACATGCCAGCGGTAAAAAAACTGGTGGTATGAGAACGCTAAATAGTTATGTTGATGAAGATATTGATTTTGATGATGACATCTTTGATGATGATATTGAAATGACCGATGACATTCAGATTCAACACAATACTAATACAAAGTAATATTTTTAATACAAAGGAAACATACGATGGATATTCAAAAACTCCGCTCAATGCGCAACTCTGATTTTGGTGCAATTGCCAATGCTTTCGAGAAAGTTGCCAACCCCCAATCCGAAACCAAGTCCTACGTTGACGACCGATTCTGGCGTCTAGAAGGCGATAAAGCAGGTAACGGCACAGCAACACTAAGATTCCTACCACGTGTAGAAGGTGATGAACTCCCATGGGTTCGTATCTTTTCTCATGGCTTCCAAGGACCAACTGGTAAGTGGTATATCGAGAACTCACTGACTACTCTTGGTGAGAATGATCCTGTTGGTGAATTGAACACTCAACTTTGGAACTCTGGTTCTGAAGCCAACAAAGAGATTGCTCGTAAACAAAAGCGTAAGTTATCTTTCACTGCCAATGTCTTGGTTGTGTCTGATCCAAAACACCCAGAGAACGAAGGTAAGGTATTCTTGTTTAAATTTGGCAAGAAAATCTTTGACAAGATCATGGACAAAGCACGTCCAACTTTCGAAGATGAAAAGCCAGTGAATGTATTTGACTTATGGGAAGGTGCCAATTTCAAACTGCGTATGCGTAAGAAAGATGGTTATGCCAACTATGATGAGTCTGTGTTTGCTGATCCTTCTCCTGTCTCAGAAGATGAAAACAAACTGTTGGCAATTGTAAACTCTCAAACTAAGTTATCTGAGTTTACTGATCGTAAGAACTTTAAGTCTTATGATGAACTCAAGAAGAAACTGAATGAGGTTTTGTCTGGTGATTCTTTTGCTAGCAAATCTGCTGCAGAGATTGCTTCTGATGAAGATCGTCCAGTTCGTGCTGCACCAACACCAGCTAGTTCTATGCCAGCTTCAACTCCAAAGGCAAGCAAACCTGCTCCGATGGATGACGACGAAGATGTGATGTCTTACTTTGAGAAGATCGCACAAGAAGATTAAGTAGTAGTCTACTTAAGAGAATGGGAGCCTTGCGCTCCCATTTTTTATGCGTATCTGCTAGACAGATAACTACTAACAGAATTATCTCGATTACGTGGCTGTAATTTGATAGTTTGTTGGGTGTTCTGAACATTGTTAACAGTTGGAGCAGAAACAATAGTATTCCCACCACCAGAGTTAGGTTTCGAAGCATCCATGTTTGCTTCTTTGTTTTGCTCAGATTGTTTAGCAACAGCATTACCACTTTGAGGTGATGTAGCTGTATCAATTCTTCTTGGATCTACTGCAGCAAACTGAGATGACCCTTGTCCTGCACCAGCATTACTAGTTCCTGCAGGTATTGCTGCGGATTCTGCTTTAAATGGACGCCATGGACCAACACCAAAATCTTTACCCGCTATGCTGAAGCTAATTCCAGGAATTTCAAAATTATTAAACCAGCCAAATACAGTATCTTTAAGATTAGAGAAAAACTTAGTTACTGGTTCAAATACAGTCTTTAATGGCTGAATAATGAATTCGTCAAATAAGCCAGCCACAGTACTAAATGCTGCCATTACTGGCTCTTTGATATACGTATTGAATGCATCACCCAAGAAATTAAAGAATTTGGTGATAGGTTCTACGATATATTCAGTAACGAATCCCGATACAGCATTAACTATATTCTTAACAGTTTCAGCATCAAACAATCCGAATGTTAAGAATGATAGAACACCACCAAGACCAGCAATTAGTGCTTCACCAATAGATCCAGTTTCAGAGAATACTTTAAATCCATCCATAATACCATTCACAAGCGACCCGATGATCATGGCTGGTGCGAAGAACTTAGTGAATGCTTTTAATAGGTTTTTTGGATTAAATAAGAACTTGACTGCAGTCATGAGTCCATTGCCAAGGAATCCCATAATACTATCCAGAATACCTCCACCTGCGCCAGCTTCTTCTTTTGGTGCAGGTTTAATGGCACCAGCTGATCCTCTTGTGTTTTCTTCAATCTGTTTTAATACAGCATTACCTTCATCTACCTTCTTATTTTGCTCAAGAGATGCTTCTTCACCTGACAGTGCAGATGCAGCAGATTCGGCATTCTTATCTACTTTTTTAGGTTGAGTGAATGGAAGAATTATAGCAGATCGTTTTTGATCTTCTTGTGTTTGTGGTTTCTCAGTAATAACTTCTGGCTTAATAGCAGAGATAACTGAGCTAACTGCAGCAGAAGCTGTAGCTTTTTGTTTCTTAGCTGATTTGGGTTTAGCTTTTTCAGTAATATCGGTAGATGCAGGAACTCCAACATCAGCTGCTTGTTTCTTAGCTGATTTGGGTTTAGCTTTTTCAGTAATAACTTCTGGCTTTATAGCAGAGATAACTGGTTGTTTGACTAAGCCAGTTTTAGGATCAAATCCTTGAGGGCGAACACGAGTGTCAACCTTAGCTAGATCAGTAGCAAGAGTTTCTCTTTTCTTAAACTCTTCAGATCGTTTGATCTGTTCTTCAGTGAAACCTTGTTTCTTAAACGTAGAAAGAGCAGACTCATTCTTTCTAATGTTACGTTGGACGTTCTGCTGTTCATCAAACTGACGAGAGAAAATCTGACTAGCTTTTTCTGTGCCATGTAGACGTGCTGTTGGATCCATTTTAAGACGAGAAGCAACATACTTTTGACGTTCTTCTCGTTTATCAAGCATGTCAGAGAATACGCCTCCAGTTCCACGTTTGACAATGCCTGTCTTATCTAAGAAGCCACGCATCGTAAAAAAGTCTTTTGCCTTATATTTAAACTCACCAACACGATCGCCGATGCCTCTGAACTGGCGACGTTCCATAGCCTTACCAGTTATATCTTTGGCTTGCTCTTTAGATAATGGACTTCTAGGACTTGCAGCTTGCGCTAATTGTTTTACCTCTTCGGTAGTTTTCTTAATTTCAGTAAACAACTTAATGACGTTAGAATTAACACCACCTTTGTTCTTATCATTACTTGATTCGTTTAAATCTTTGATAGAAGCATTAATTTTCTTGAGTTCTTCAAGATTCTTATCGCCATCTTTATCAATATTGAAGGCTTCCTTAGTCTGAATGAGCTGAAGTAGTCGATCCTGTTTGGACAGTTCGAGTAATTTGTTCAGAGAATTCTGCTGATTAGCTAATACTGTTTGCATTTAAGTGGCTTGTTTCTGTTTTAGTTTTTGAGTTTCTTCTTCTAAATGCTGCACCAACATACTAACGTAGATTTCTCGCTCGAACGGCATCATGTTATCCAACTCTTCTAACGAATATTTATGGTATTGCATTAATGCAAAGTTCGTTTTGTAGTGGTTAAATGCCGTCTCATGACTAAGGTTCATTAAAAAAAATTGTTAAGTCCTTCAAGTACCTTATTGTGTTCTTTCCCACATACTGGGCACTTATAATTTACTGGATGTCTAAGTTTTGGCATCGTTTCAAAGAACTGCTCGATCTTTTGAAACTGGTCTTGCGTCAAGTTTTCGATGAACTCTTTTAGTTCTTCTTTAGTTTGTTCTTTTGTATAATGAATATCGTCACCATCATAAATGTATTCCATACATTCAGCCACGATATCGAATACAAGTTCAGCCTCACGCTGCTCGCCCATCTGTTCAATTTTTTTAACGATTTCAATAGTTGGGTAGCGCATAACTACACCACAGTTATCGAAAAGGTGGATCTTGTCCACATGATTTGGATTAAACTCTACTTGTAGTTGAGACAAATCAATACGAACAAGTGCCTTAGCCTTTTCGTTTTCATCTCCATGATCATCATCGCAGAACATGTATAGGTCTACAAATTCGCCAGCAGACTTGGCACGGATTTGACTAAAGATATACTCAAGATCAAATACGGCTAACTTGTCTACGTTGATTGGTGTCTTAGCACATGAACGAATCATTTCTTTTAAAGTGTCGATCATAACAACAGAATCTTCGCTTTGTTGTGCCAACAAAAGTGCTTTTTGTTCTTTAACCAAGAACGGACGATACTTTAATGTTTCCTTACTGGAAGGAATTTGTAACGTGTAGGTTGGGGTGTTTTGAATAGGTAAAGCCATAGTATTATTCTCCTTTGTTCATACTCTTAATCATTTTTGTCAATTCAGCGGTACTGCCCACAAATATTGCATTATTAGTTATTTCTTGTTTGGCTGCTTTAGGACCATCAAGTTTAGCCTTCTGTTGGTGTAAATCCATCAATTGCTGATTTACGTCGGCTAGTTGCTTCATTAAATTACCCACTACTTCAAAAGCACGTGGGTGTTCAGATTGCTTAGCTACTGAGAGAGCATGCGTTAGTGCATCCTGCCCCTGCACCAATAATCCATGTAGATTTCCACGAGATTTATCATAGTCATCTTGAATTTTGTCGCCAGAAGATTGCACAATTTCTCCCGTGGCAGAATCAATAACTTTTGCGTTAGCTAAATCTGCGATAGGAGTCACATCAAATACTTCCGATAATCTATCATCAATTTTCATTATTTTAATTCGCCACGTTCTATTAGTTTTGTCTTGTTGTACTGGTGCATTTCTTGCACCAGTTCTTTGTTCTCACCTTGATAAAGAACTGCATAGTTGTTGTCGATCATCCATTGATTCAAGCTAGTTCCATCTTCAAGAATGAATATAGCTAGAATACGACCAAACTTATCATCATTATTATCTGACCTTTGAGTTTCAATTGTAACATAAGAACCAATAGGAAGTTTTTCTGCTAACTTCTTTTTAGATAAGTTACCACGAATCTTTTCTTCTTTGTCTACTGTTCTTGATTCTGGCGTATCGATGCCAGCCATGCGAACTCTTTGGTTCGAAAGAACAATATTGAAGCCTAAATCTAAGTCGATATCTACTGTATCTCCATCGAGGACTTTTAGTATTTTAGCTTTGTATTGATACATTAGTCATTCCTTGTATTACGAAATTCTGGATCCCTTAAAGTGGGTCTAGTATTTATTGGTGAAATCGTTCCAGTTAACCCAGCAATCTTTTCTTGTCCACGTGTCCAAGCAGCAATTCCAAGAATAGCACCCATTGCCATATGAAATAAACCAGCACCTTTAAGTGTTAGTGGTTCCCATTGACTTGTTACTTGTCCATTATAAGATGCTTGAAGTATTGACCAAGCAATCGGAAATAAAGCAAAGTCAAGAATACATATAGCCATGTACGTCCAACCCATAGCTGGACGCCACTTACTATTCATCCACGACTCATTATTCATTAATCAAATAATCCAGTAATAAAATTACTTATACCTTGAACAGTATTGCTTACTTGATTTACGTTAGCTTGGAATGTAGTGAAGTCGTTTAAAAATGATTCTGGAACACCAAAATTTCTATTACCATTTGTGAATGGGCTAACACCACCACGTGCTGGCTTAGCCATATTTTCAGGTAACCAATATTTGTAATTCATAGCTACTTGTAATTTCATTACATCTTTGTTAGCGTAGTCAAGTTGAATTGGAGATATAGTTTTGGGATAACACTCATATAGAGTTACACCATATGTCATCTCATCTTGTAAGTCTTCAACAACAACTGTAATGTCTGTAATGTAGTCATTATAGTATGAGAATGTTCTTGTATATGGATCTTGTACTGCACTCATCCATGTATCAAAAAATGTTTTAACATTTAAATCAGTATCAACATAGAACTGCATATTTAAATCACCATATAGTTTTTCATATGGGACTTCACGGAATTCACCAAATGTTCTATTTTGAGTAGTAGATAAATTAAGACCAGGAAGTTGAACTTGGTCACAGAAGAGCAAAAGCTGTCGTATATCTGGGAAACTTTGAGCAAATGCATTTTGCCCTGTCATCAAAGACATTGGTGGGTTCATTATAACGCTGTAGCGGTTAGTTCTTGATAACCCAGTTTGTTTTATCTGTGATATAAATTCCGTTAATTTTGCCATTATCGTGCCATTCTTTTTGAGTCTGCCCAAACCTGTTCATTACTAGCACCAACAAATCTTTCAACTGGAAGCATCATAGCTGTTGCCCAGTCGTTTGAGTCAATCTTTCTAAATGGCGAGCGAACATGTTCTACTAGGTATTGTTTAATACAAGGTTGCGCTAATTTATATCTCGATGCACCATCAATTAGTTGCCAAGAATAACGAAGTTTTGTAGTTTCATCCATTTTCGTATTATTGGCGAATGACATTAAGTTGTCTAAAAGTCTAATACGAAGTTGATGTGGAAGATAGTGTAGATTTAACCCAATATATCCACCTTTGAACGTATTGTAAGGTAGAACTAATGGGAAGCGATCATAGTAAGGTAGAGTTTCTTTGTATTTCGGATCATATGCAAACATGTACATAAATCCAGGAGACACTCTAGTTCTTAATTGTTGCTCGTTACTATTTAAAACTTTATTTGGGGTTAAACGCTGTCGATTAAGCAATAACACTTGTTGTTGAAACCATGTGCGTGATTTCTTGGCGACATCGTCCAAGTTGTATTTGTTTCTTTCGAAAACGTCAATTAAAGTAGGTGTTTTAGTAGCCATATTAGTTATTTAGGCTGGCAGCCCCAGTTCGTGTTCAGTTATAATTTTGAAATCCCAGTTACGATCTTTACAATACTCACGTGCAGCTGCCCATTTAGCTTGGTTCTTAATGAAGGTTAAAGACTCTGTTAAATATCTCTGAGTTCGTTTCCCTGGAAATATTGGCGGAATTGTTTGTTTCTGTGGTTTTACTTCTATTAAATATGTACGAAGTAGTCCATCTTTAGCTTGCACTTGTATCTTAAAATCAACGAAGTATCTATGTATCTTGTTGTCTGTTGGGCAACGATATGGTACGATTGTTTCTTCAGAACTCCACTTTACTACCTGTGGGTTTTTATCAACCCATGAGGCAAATCTAGTCTCCCATGAACTACGCATTACGATGTTCGTAGGATCTCCAGTATATTTTGCTGGAAACATTGGAGTAAAAAGTCTTTTATGAAACATTGATAAATAGTAGGAGAGTATAAATAACCACCAATTATTTAGGGTGAAAACGAAAATGGCAACTGCCTCAACATACCAATCTTCTAAGTACGATATATCAAATCATAGTTATCCATCGGATTTAATGAGTCCAAATTATGGAGGAAACTATGTAATTTTTTATATTAGTATAGCAGAATCTTCTAAGCTACTGAATCCAGAAAGTGGAGTTCAAATAACAGACGACACTACATTCACTAGGGATCGTGGTGCTCTTATAGGTTCAAATTTATCTAAAACTGGATTAGTAGCTGGAGCAGTAGCTGGTACTGTTCTTAAAGGATTAGTTGGTGGTTTTGCTGCAGGAAAACCTCTTGCTGGTGCTGCCATAGCTGCGGCTCCAGGTGCAATTGGTCTTGGTGCTGCAGCAGCTATTGCTGGAACTACTACTCGTGCACAGAAACGCTTAAGAACTGCTATCGCTCTTCATATCCCAAACCAATTGAATGTACGTTACGGAACTCAGTTTTCTGAGGAGGATACCGCAACTGCAGTTATGGCTCCACTTCTTGGTGAAGCAGCTATGAAAGCTATTGGTAATTTTAGTGGTGCTGATCTTGCTGGTGCGGCTGGTACTGGTGCGGCTGCCCTTGGATTAATGTTTGGACCAAACGCTGGTGCAGTTTCTGCTGCAACTGGTCTTGCAGCAAACCCTCGCAAGGAACAAGTATTCAAAGGTGTTGATTTCCGCACGTTTCAATTTGAATATCAATTCTTTCCAAGAGATGCACAAGAATCTAGAAATGTGCAGAATATTATTAAAGCATTTAAACTTCATATGCAACCAGAGTTTAAAGATACGAATAAATTTTTGTATATCTATCCATCTGAATTTGACATTATGTATTATAATAATGGTTCTGAGAATTTAAACATACATAAACACACCTCTTGTGTATTAACTGAGATGTCTGTTAATTACACACCAAACGCAGTATTTAATACATTTGAAGATGGGTCTCCGACTCAAATTAATATACAAATGACCTTCAGAGAACTTTCACTGATGGATAAAGATAAAATTCAGGCAGGTCTATAATGTACTTTAATAATTTCCCCGCAATTGCCTATGAATTTAATATAGGCGATAAAACAACAGTTATTGCTGTAACTGATATTACAGAAAATGTAAGATTCAGAAAAGAGATACTTGCTAATATCAATCTGTATGATGAGTATGATATTGTAGATGGAGAAACTCCAGAAATAATTTCAGAAAAATTTTATGGTTCTCCATACTATCACTGGATTGTTATGCTGGTCAATGAAAGATATGATTATATAAATGATTTTCCACTATCACAAACTTCATTAGAAAAATACATAATTGATAAGTATGGATCTGGGAATTCTAATTCTACTCACCATTATGAAAATGTAGCTGGATTTATTGTTGATTCTGATCATCCACAAGCTGAATCTATATCAAATACACAATATGAAGAGCGTATTAATGAAGGTAAGAGAAGAATAAAAATAATTTCTTCTGCAGTACTTCAAAGAATTTTAAACCAGTTTAAAGATATTGTGTAATGAGATCTGCTGATAAAATAAGATTTGCTGGTGATGTAAATATCGAGAAGATACAGATTGTATCTTCTACAGGATTTTTTCAAGATATAACAAATCAAGTAATTGGTATTCAGGTTTTTGAAGATCTATTTTCGCCATTTATTACTGGTTCCTTGATTATTAAAGATTCTTTAGACTTAGCAACTACCTTCCCATTAGTTGGTGAAGAATTTGTTGATATAAAAATATCAACCCCAACTTTAAAAACACCGATTGAAGGTAGATTCTATTTGTTTAAGATGGCAAATAAAGAAATTCTTGGTGATAGAAGTGTTACTTATGAGTTGCATTTTATTAGTCAACATGCTGTTATTGATTTAAATAAAAAAGTAAGTAAAGCATGGTCAGGAAAATGCTCAGATATCGTTAAAGAAATTATGTCTAGTAAAGAGTTTGGTCTTCAAATTGATTCTAAAATGCAATTTGTTGAAGAGACTAGAAATGAAATTAAATTTATATCTAATTTTTGGAATCCAGTTAAGAGTTTAAATTATGTTTGCGACCATTCATTAAATTTTAATGAATCTCCAACTTATGTGTTCTTTCAAAACAGACAAGGTTATAATTTTGTTTCATTAGAGACTCTTTATACGAACAATGATATTGTTCAAGAGTTTTACTATGATAATTATAAACGTGATGAACTTCCAGGTGGTGGATCTGTTATCAATCCAGAACAGCAATATAAACGCATTAAAGAAATACGTATTCCTGAGTCATATGACTATCTTGATAATATACGTAAAGGTATGTTTGCATCTAGACAGTATGCATATGATATTACTACTAAATTAGTTACTGTTAATAACCACGACATTAGAGATTCATATAATGAGGGTGCGCATTTAAACCCATACCCAATTTTCTCTAAAAATGCAATTTACAAATATAGTTCAATGATCTTGGCGAAACCAACCTATTATGGAAGTTTCACGGATAAAAAAGATGTAACTAATGCTACATTTATTCAGAAACGTATTTCTTTAATGCGTTCAGCAGATTCAAGTAAAATTGAAATTACAGTTCCTGGAAGATCGGATTATACAGTTGGGCAAAAGTGTTTATTGGCTATTGATAAGATGCAACCTATTAAAAAGACCGAAGACGATACATTAGATACTAATGTATCAGGTGCTTATATTATTGGAGCAGTTAATCATTATATCGATAGAGAAAGACATGAGTGCATTATTGAATTATTTAAAGATTCAACATTAAAGAATTTGGACGGAAAATAATATGTTACCATATTACACTGGTTGTGTTGAGAATAGAAATGACCCATTAAAATTGGGTAGATGCCAAGTACGTATTGTAGGATTACATACAGAAAATAAAACTGTATTACCTACTGCAGATTTGCCATGGGCATACCCAGTTATGCCTATTACATCTGCTGGAACTTCTGGTGTTGGTACAGCACCTATTGGTCCAGTTGAGGGGTCTTGGATTCTAATTACTTTTATGGATCCAGATCAGCAGCAACCAATTATGTTGGGGACTCTTGGTGGTGCATTTCAAACTGATGATGCCATTCAAAATGGTGAAATTAAAAATAATACTGTAGCTGCTGATGGTGAGGTTGATTTATCTACAGATAAAACAAAAACTCCAGATGAAATCACAGCTGGAACTAAACCAGATGATAATACCCCAGCTAATGTTGGACAATCTGAAGCTAGTATAACTGGTCCTCTAGCAGCATTAATCGCTAAGGGTGAATCTGGTGCTGCAGGATATGATGCGTTTAATCGTGGAAGTGGCGCAAAACCTGGAACTGGTTCCGTAGGTGGGCAGAAACTTGCACTAACCAAGATGCCTATTAAAGACATCATGGCATTCCAAGCACTCAATCCAAACTCACCAGATAAATTATTTGCCGTTGGTAAATATCAGTGTATTCCTGTAACTTTAAGGGAAGCATGTAAGTCACTTAACATTGATGTTGCGACAACATTTAATGAGAAGATTCAAGACCTTATCTGTCAAGAATATTTACTTGGGCGTAAACGCCCAAAGCTATTGGCATATTACAGAAACCCCAATAAATCTAATGAGACTTTATTAAAAGAAGCTGGTAGATCTTTGGCAGCTGAATTTGCATCAATTGAAGATCCAGAACATCCTGGATTTCCATATGGTGGCGAAAATGGAAGATATGCAAAATCTGGGAATAAAGTTCACACAAAATGGAGCACTGTAAAAGATCATCTCCAACAAGAGTGGGATTTTAGAAATACATCGCCAAAAGCAGCTGTTACTGCTTCATTAGGTGGCGGTGATAAAATTGATATGGGTACTGATTATTATGGTGTTGTTAAAATAACACCAAAAGATGATTCAGCTGAATCTACACCAAGAGAAGCTGGCAGCATTACAGGTGATGTAATTGGTGCTGTTACTGGTGGTGGGCTTGGTGATTTAAATATTGGTGGATTTAGTTTATCAAGTATTCCAGGATTAGATGCAATTGGTGGTTTAGATGCATTAGAGGGTTTAGGTTTAGATGGAATCCTTGGTGAATTGCCAACAGACTTAGTTAGTGGAATTACTGATCAGATTTCAGAATATACAGATTTAGTATCATCATTTGATCTTGGTGCTTCTTTATCTGATCTTTCTGGTGGATTAACCGATCAGCTAACTCAACAATTTGGTGATTTATCAGCAACTGTTACTAGTTTCGCCAATGAAAATCTTGGTGGTTTAAAAACTAACATTCTGGATGCTAGTGGTAATATATTACCAACCAATGTTGCCAACAGTCTAAATGCGCAGATCGCAAATCTGGCATCTAACAATCTTAATGTTAATAATTTAACTGGTCAGCTAACCAATCAATTAACAAATGCCACTGGTATTAATATTAATAATTTAACTGGTCAGCTAACTAATGGTATTCCAAATCCATTCACCGCTATTACCAATCAAGTAAATGGTGCAATTAACCAAGCTACTTCTATAGAAACCATATTTGCTACTAAGTTAAATTCACTTAGTAGTTTTGGTGGTTCTATTACAGACATTGCTAGTAATCTTGGTATTACTAATGTATCAGGAACTGTCACTGAATTGGTATCACAGTTAGGACTCGCCAACCCAAACAAAAATGCTATTGTAGATGAGTTATTTAAAATAGCAAACTCTCCTGTAGGACAAGCTAAAAGTCTTCTTGTTAAATTAGAAACTACTGGTGAACCAACAGTAACTAATGCTGCAGCAGTAGGTATGCCAAATGATGATGGTAGTATTAGTACTGGTCTTTCAATCGACCCGAATATTGGATTCCAAGATCCAAATGGTGTATATCCAAAATATAAAAATGAACCTGATACTAATCGTCTAGCTGCTGGGAATAATTTAGGGCGAACATACGTTGTTAAAAAAGAAGCAGCTATGAAGACTGGTGTTAAGATTGCCAATGGTGGAACATGGGATCAATCTCCTGTACCATATAATGCAACTTACCCCTATAATAAAGTTACAGAAACTGAATCAGGACACGTGATGGAGTTTGATGATACTCCAGGTTCTGAACGTGTTCATTTATATCACAGAACAGGATCATTTATTGAGTGGGATGCAAACGGCACCCAAGTCAATCGTATTGTTGGTGATGGATATGAAATTATTGAACGTAATGGACATGTTTATGTTGTAGGTGCATTGAATGTAACTGTCGATGGCGCACTGAATGTCCGTACAGACAATATCTTTAATTTAGAAGTTTCTGGTGCTGCAAATATTAACATCTATAATGATGCTAATATTAATGTTAGTGGAAATTCAAACTTAGCTGTTGGTGGTGAATTTAACTTAAAAGCATCTAGAATTAATATGGAGTCTACTGGACAATTTAATATTAAATCTGATTCTGGTTTAAATATTCAGTCTGGTAAAGATATGAATGTAAAATCAGATGCAGGTCTTTTTGTTGAAGCAGACTCTGATATAAATTATACATCAACTAAAGGTTCTATTTTCTTAACGTCAGAATTAGATACACATATTGATGCATCTAATAATGTCAATATTAGTAGTAAACTTGCTACACATATTAAATCTACTGCGTTCATGAATGTTGAAGCTAAAGGTTTATTGAACTTAAAATCTTTGGCAGCAGTGGCTTTGGGTGCAACTGGCGCAGTTAGCATTAAAGGTGGTGCCATGGTTGCTCTTGATGGCGCAATCGTTGCACTTAATAGCGGAATTGCGCAATCACCATTGGGTGCCACAGCAGCAAAACCTGCTCTACCTGCACGTGCAGCTGGACAGGCAGATATTGAACTACCTATTGAGATTCGTGGAACTTCTGGTGTTTCTACTTTACCAAAACCAGGTCTGGCAACTCGTGGTTCAGAAACTGGTTTTGACTCTCCAGATACTGGAAATCCTACTGCATATGCAAATAGAAAAATTCAAAATAATGAAGTTAGCAAGTCCGATATTGAGGGACGTAAGTATCCATCACAGACAGAAAAACCAACAGCAAATTCAGCTGGTTCACCAGGATCTGTTGCTGGATTAGATGCAATTAGAAATATGCCAGCAGATCAATTTAGTGCTGGTATGAAGTTATCCAAGCACTTCACTCTTGGTGATTTAACCAAAGGTGGTGTTCGTATTCCACGTGTTACATATAATGTTAATGGTGGAAATATTACACCGCAAGAAATTGTATGTAATATGAGAGTATTGGCAGAAAAAGTTCTTGATCCAATCCGTGATAAATTTGGTAAATTTACCATTACTTCAGCTTTCCGTCGTCCACCATTTGGTGGTGCTCCAGGAGATTTGGGTACGCAGAAAGAAGGTGGTGACCACCCAATTGGATGCGCAGCTGATATCGTGTTTCCAGGTGGTAAGGCTGAGACGTTTAAGATCTGTAATGAAATTGTTAAACTTTTACCTTCATGGAACCAAGTTATTATGGAATACAATGGTTCTCAATATTGGATTCACGTGTCATGTAGACCAGCTGGAAATAAAGGACACATGTTTACAATGAATCATCATGCTACCTATGCGGGAACATTCCCAACAGGTGGATTTGTTTTAGTATAAAGGAAAATAATTATGCCAATACGTGGACCAAGTGGTGCAGCAGATCCTGCCAATCCAGAAGGAGGAACACTTCCTTATGAATTAACAGAATTTATTGGAACTGAAACTAATCCAGCAGTACCAATTGTTTTAGCTGGAGTAGATTCTGCTGGTACTGCCGAGGCTATAACATACTATGCATATTATATTATCAATGTTCAGATGTTGGGTATCACAGCACCACCAGATTTTAGTGCTGTCATAACTCAACCAAAAACAGTTACAATAAGAAGCGAATTTCCAGATATGTTTGATAGACTTATCAAATACCTAAAATATAGCGAAGACAATACAGATATAACAAATAATTATAACGTAAAAACATACGGAACAGTTTCTCGTTTTGCTAATTTACCAGAACAATACACTGCAGTATATGAATACATATCACCACCAGCTGGAACCAAATCTATAACTATTAGAGTTAATCACTATGAATATTCATCAGTTGGTGGTGGGGGTGCTGCTGCTCCATGGGGTTCTAGCAATCCAATAGGAAATCCAGCGTATAATTCATACATAACTTTCAGTGACTGGACTTTCACTCTAAATGAGAATTTTGCTTTAGTCAATCAATATTTTCTTTCTTCAGTTGCCAATGGAACTGCAGGAATAAAAGCTAAAACTGTTTATCCAGAGTTAAACTAAGGAAATTATATGTCAGTAGCAGCAACAATTGGATCCATGTCAGCAGGACATTGTTTCTTCCCAAGACCAACCTACCAAGGATCTTCAAATGTTCTAATAGGTGGTTTGCCTGCCCATACTATTGGGATGGCTTGGCCAATTCACATCTGCGGTAAAAAATTTCACCCATCATTTACTGCTATGGGTTCTCCAAATGTTTTAGTCAATGGTAAACCACTAGCTAGGGTTGGAGATAGATTAAGCTGTGGTGATATGATTGCTTCTGGCTCCCCCAACGTCTTAGTAAACTAATAAATAATAAGATGACAAGAAATACAAGACTATTCTCAGATTTAGATTTAAATTTCACTGCTAATCCAGTGACTAAAGATATCTCACGTCGATATGACGATAGTGCAATAAAAACATCACTTAAAAACCTTATATTAACTTCTAATTATGAGCGTCCATTTCATAGTGAAATTGGGTCGCCATTAAAGCGACTTTTATTCGAGCCACAATCACCAGTTGTTGCCTCTTCTATGCGAAAGTCGATTATTGATATGATTAATAGTTTCGAACCAAGAGTTGAAGTTATTGATGTGATTGTAAATTATAAACCGAATGATAATGGTGTTGATGTGACAATAAATTTTAAGGTTATCAATACAGAAAGACCAATCACTCTTAATATAGTATTGGAAAGAACACGATAATGGCTCAAAAGAATAATAAAATAAATGTAACAGAATTAGATTTTGATAATATCAAAAATAATTTAAAAGAGTTCCTTAAAGGACAATCTGAATTTTCAGATTATGACTTTGAAGGTTCTGGTCTTTCTGTATTGTTAGATATTTTAGCATACAATACACATTACAATGCTCTTTATAATAACTTAGCTGTAAATGAGTTATTTTTGGATTCTGCAGTTAAAAGAAATAGTGTTGTTTCTTTAGCAAAGATGCTTGGATATACTCCAAAATCAGCAAAGTGTGCTACTGCTACTGTTAATATTAATATTACTTCTAGTAGTGTTGGACCAAATACTGTATCAATTCCAGCATATACTATATTCTCAAGCGTTGCTAATGGATCAACATTAACATTTTACAATAGAGAAATTTTGAATGTTACTGGTTCAGCATCATCATATAACATACAAAATGTTATTTTATATGAGGGCACGTATTTAACAAACAAGTATACTGTTGCTGATGGAACTCGTTTTATTATTCCAAACGTCAATGTAGATTTAGATACATTAAAAGTTCGTGTGCAACAAAACTCTACAAGTTCAGAATTTAATACATTTACATTGGCATCATCTCTAATGGATGTCAATCAAACAACCAGAGCATATTGGATTAAAGAGATAGACAATGGGTTATATGAATTGGTTTTTGGAGATGATATCTTAAGTGCAGGTTTAAGTAATGGTAATATAGTAAACATAGAGTATATGGTTTCTAATTTAGATATTGCAAATGGAGCTAGATCATTTACATATAGTGGAACTCCTCCATATTCTGGAGCGACAACATCAGTATCTGTAGTATCACCAGCTTCTGGTGGTGGCGCATCAGAAGGTGTAGAGAGTATTAAATTTAATGCTCCAAAATATTATTCTGCGCAAAATCGTGCCGTAACTGTGGATGACTATAAAACTTTAATCTATAACAATTTTGCTGATGCTAAATCTGTTGCAGTATGGGGAGGTGAGGATAATAATCCTCCCATCTATGGTAAAACATTTATTTGCGTTAAACCTAAAAGTTCAACAAAATTAACAGTTCAACAAAAGTCAATAATCATAACTGAGATACTTGGACCAAAGAATGTAGTTTCAGTTAGTCCAGAGATTCTAGACCCAGAGTATTTAAATATCTCTTTAGATATATCAGTATACTATAATCCAAGAGAAACAATAAAAAGTGCCAGCGACATTCAGAATTTAGTTATAAACACTATTTACTCATATGATGATGTAGACTTGCAAAAATTTGATAGCGTCTTTCGCCATTCTAAATTAAGTCGTCTAATTGATATGTGTGATAATAGTATTGTCAATAGTAATATGAAAGTTCTAATTCGTCGTAAAATTTCACCACGTTATAATGTTAGTGCTCAGTATATAATTGATATTATTAATCCAATTTATACGACTGGACTTGCTCAAAATAACATATATTCTAATGGTTTCTATATTTACGGAAGTGACTTGGTTAATTACTTGGATGATGATGGTTCTGGTAATATTAGATTATATTACCTAGGAACATCTGCTGAGAAAATTATACTAGATCCTTCTATCGGAACTGTTGATTATGCTGGTGGAATACTTAATATTAAAAATCTTCATATAACTGGAATTGTTGATGCTGATTTTGAGATATCAATTCGCCCATCATCATATGATGTGGTATCTGCATATTCTCAAATTGCTGAAATTGCTCGTGATCATTTGACAGTCACTGCTATTGCCGATGAAACTATTAATGGAGATACTCGTGCAGGTAAGAATTATACATTCACTACAAGTCGTTCATAATGGCAATCACAAAACCTAAGATTTCTAGTTTAGTAGCTAATCAACTCCCTGAGTTCATCAGGGAGGATTATTCTACATTCGTTGCTTTTCTTGAAGCGTATTACGAATATTTGGAAACTACGAAAAAAGATGTATATCAAATACGTGATGTAGACAATACTTTAGATGACTTTATTAAGTATTTTAAAAACGAATTAGCCAGTCAATTCATTGACCCTAATTATGGCGATCAGAGATTTATTCTAAGTAGAATAAAAGATCATTATCTCGCTAAAGGTTCTGAAGCATCTTATAAGTTTTTATTTAAAATTTTATTTAATAAAAATGTAACGGTAGATTATCCAGGGAAACAAGTTCTTCGTGCATCTGATGGTAAATGGATGCAAGATGTTTC